GAATACCTGCGGACGAATGACATGAACCAAGCCGAACGCGCTGAACTTGTTGCCGATATTGCTGCGGCGATTAAAGCATCATCTACTCTGTCTGAAGATGAGGTGCGTTGGGTCAAACTCGCCATTGAAAAGCAGGAGCAGTCAATCAAACTGCGTCAGGCGATTATCGAGAAGACCTTGGGTGGTTTGGTGTGGGCTGCATTGGCTGGGCTGGCCTACCTTTTATTTGACTTTGCAAAGAACCACGGATTCAAGTGATAGATGCAATTGCTTCAGCACAGATACCTTGGCCCAACACAGAACAGAAAATTGTGTTGGTGTGCCGCGTCGTGCTGCCGCAAGAGAAGTATGGAGCCAATGAGTTTTTAGATAAGGACGGGAGGGTTTGCAGGTGGGTTTTGGAGGTCAAGAATGTTGGACCCAATTAGCGCATTCGCAATAGCCCAAGGAGCCATCAAAGGAATCCAAGCTGCTATAAAAATGGGCAAGGATGTCCAAGGCATCACGCACGACGTGATGAAGTTTTTTGATGCCAAGGACAAGGTTGCAAAGGAGGCGGTTAAGGACCCGAAGAAAAAGTACAGTTCAGACACCAGCCAAGCAATGAGTACAGTCATGCAACTGCATGAGTTAAATAAAGCCGAGGAAGAACTCAAGTGGCACTTCATCAACCAAGGCCATAGCCAGTTGTGGAGTCAGATTCTCTTGGAGCGCAACAGTATTGTGCAGCGCAGGAGAACGCAAGAGATACTAGATGCTAAAGCGGCCAAGAACCGCAAGGCTGAGATTGACGAGGCCATCACGATGGGATTGTGCATACTGGTTGCCGCTGCCATTATTTTCTTGGTGGCTTGGGGTGTAATTGCAATGAAAGGCAAGCTGTGAGCGAAGGAACTTTAAACGCCAATTCAACCCTTGACAAAGTTCTTGGGTATGTGGATTCGCCATTTAAACTTGCCGCCATCCTTATTATGGGCGTGGTTGCTTTCGCTGGCTATTTTGTGTACACGAACCAAGATTTGCTGATTGGGGCTTACAAAGAATCCAAGAAGATACCCAGCATTGCCGAGGACAGGGTGGAGGACGCCTCTGCCCACCTGTTCAAGACCACTAACGCCACTATCGTTGCGGTGTTTAAAGTCAACCCAATGTTTGGGACTCGTGTGCTGTATCGAGCCTACGCCAAGGACGGCAGAGACAAAACCAATGACGGGCTGGATGTGGGGCTGTTTACACAGAACGCAGCCAATAACGCCGACGTTGTGAAGCTGATGGCAAACGAAATTCCTTGCGGGGAGTACCGCACAGCGCAGTCTGAGATGGGCATTTGGTACATCAACAAGGGCGTTACTTTCACTTGCAGAATCAGTGTTCCACCAGAACCGGGAAGGTTTGTGGGACAGATAACCGTTGGGTGGGAGACAGAACCCACGGACTTAGAATCAGCAAAAACCATGCTGAGTATTGCGGCAACCATGCTTTCAAGGAGTAAACAATAATGTTTGACATCACAGGACTGCTGCAAGTAGGCGGCAAAATCATCGATAAGTTAATTCCCGACCCTGAAGCCAAGGCACGGGCGCAACTGGAACTTGCTACGCTTGCCCAAAACGGCAAACTGGCTGAAATGGCAAACGAGGCAGAACTCTTTAAAGCCGAGCAGCAAAACACCACAGACCGCTGGACTGCTGATATGGCCTCGGATTCGTGGCTGTCTAAAAATGTGCGCCCAATGACCTTGGTGTATATCCTGACCGCTTACCTCACACTGGCTATTTTGGATGGCGCTGGTTTTAAGATTTCCGAGTCTTACGTCACGCTGCTGGGGCAGTGGGGAATGCTTGTGATGGGTGCGTATTTTGGTGGCAGAACTCTTGAAAAATTAGCCGACATGAAAGGTAAAAAATGAACCTCTCACCCCACTTCACTCTTGCAGAACTGACCGTCACCGACCACCGTGAGTTTGACAACAGCCCAACACAGGAAGAAATTAGTAACCTGCAACGCTTGGCGCAACTGCTGGAGCAGGTCAAAGAAACCTTGGGCGGCAAACCCGTGATGATTAACTCTGCGTTCCGATGCAAGCAGGTCAATGATGCAGTGGGCAGCAAGGACTCCAGCCAACACCGTCACGGTTGTGCGGCTGACTTCCGAGTGCCAGGTGTGACTCCCGACGAAGTAGTCCGCGCTGTGATTGCTGCGGGTTTGCCATTTGATCAGATCATCCGTGAGTTTGACCGATGGACGCATATCAGCATCCCTAACGTGGATGGTGCAGAACCCCGTGGCAAAGCATTGATTATTGACAAGGCTGGCACTCGTCAGTTTGAGTAATGGCAACAAACTACACCAGCCAACTTACAACACCGGCAGCACCCAACACGGGTACGCCTGGGAATGAGTACGAGCAGAGATACTTCAGCCAGACCTTTGCCAATATGGGAGGGTACTTTCAGCGCGTCACAGGCATCATTGCTGCGCTGTTCGGGCCGAGGGGAGGGAAGTACATCAACATACCCTACGGTGCGTTTCAGGACGGTACAAATCAGACGGCGGCCAACACCACCACAGCCTACCCTGTAACCTTTGACACTACGGACTTCAGCAACGGGGTGACATTGTCAGATTCATCAAGGCTTAACGTGGCGCAGCCTGGTGTGTACAACCTGCAATTCAGCATCCAAGTCAAGAACACGACAAACAGTTCTGAGGATGTTGACTTTTGGTTCAGAAAGAACGGGACGGACATTGCCAAATCCAACAGCAGGTTTGGCATTTCGGCAAGGAAGTCGTCGGGCGACCCGTCCCATGTAATCGTTGCCCTTAATTTCTTTGTCAGCATGGTCGCAAATGACTATGTGCAGATCGTTTGGAGGACAAGCGACGTTGCGGTGACCATTGAAACCTTTGCGGCGGGAACCTCCCCGACACGCCCGTCAGTTCCTTCGGTGATTGCCACCATGTCGTTCGTCTCCAATTTGTCCACAGAAACAGCATAATCTCGTCATGGCACTCATACCACTCAAAATCCCCCCAGGCGTCTACCGTAATGGTACTGAGTACCAGGCTGCGGGACGCTGGTACGACTCAAACCTTGTGCGCTGGTACGAGAACACTCTGCGACCCATTGGCGGGTGGAGAAAGAGGTCAGCGACGCAACTCACTGGACTCTGCCGTGGATTGATAGCATGGAGATCAAACATCGGTGGCCGGTACGTTGCCGCTGGTACTCATTCAAAACTTTTTGCGATGGACGAGAACTCCGTTGTCAAAGACATCACCCCAACGGGTTTCACTACAGGCCGAGCAAACGCACTCAGCGGTACTGGCTATGGATTCAATACCTACGGTTCGTTTGCCTATGGCGTCGCACGTCCTGACATCGGCTCCGTGGCTCCTGCCACAACGTGGAGCCTTGACACCTTTGGCGAGTACCTTGTGGCGTGTAGCGACACGGACGGCAAACTCTACGAGTGGCAGTTGGGTTTTTCAACTCCGACTCTTGCTGCTGTAATCACCAATGCCCCAACGGGCTGCGCCGCCCTTTTGGTGACTTCAGAGCGAATTATCTTTGCGTTGGGAGCCGGTGGGAATGGCCGTCTAGTGTCTTGGTGTGACCAAGAGAACAACACAGTATGGACTGCCGCGTCAACTAATCAGGCGGGTGACTTTGAACTAGCCACAGTTGGATCACTGAAGGCAGGAAAAAGAGTCCGAGGTGTAAACTTATTGTTTACAGACGTGGATGTGCATACAGCAAGTTACATAGGCCTTCCCTTCGTGTACTCGTTTGAGAAGGTAGGTTCTGGCTGTGGGGTGATCTCTTCGCAAGCAATAGCGGCCATTGACACCTCCGCGATGTGGATGTCCAAGTCAGGCTTTTGGCAGTACGACGGCTACGTCAAGCCAATGAACTGCGAAGTGTCCGACTACGTCTTCAACAACATCAACTACAACCAAGCCTCAAAGGTCTACGCAGTCCACAACTCTTCGTTTGGTGAGATCACATGGTTCTACCCTTCAAGTGCATCAAACGAGAATGATTCCTATGTGACGTACAACTACCGTGAGGGTCACTGGGCTATTGGAACTATGTCTCGCACGGCTGGCACTGACAGGGGCGTGTTCAGCAACCCCTTGATGGTGAGCGCAGACTCCTACATCTACGAGCATGAGGTGGGATTCACCTACGACTCTGTCAACCCCTACGCCCAGTCAGGACCCATTGAGATCGGTACAGGCGAGAACATCATGTCCGTCAGGTCTGTTATCCCCGACGAGCAGACACTGGGCGAGGTTGCCATCTCCTTCACGGCAAGGTTGTACCCGACATCGGCTGAATCTACCTATGGCCCGTTCTCGGCCAAGGCTCCTACCGATGCTAGGTTCTCAGGCCGGTCCGTGAAGATGAAGGTTACAGGCAACATATTGGATGACTGGCGCGTTGGGGTTATGCGTTTGGAGACTACAACGGCAGGTAAGCGTTAATGGAGGAGTTTTGGTCGCTGCGCAAACACATCGAAGCGGCTTTAGAATACTCAGGAGGGACACACACAATTGAAGACATTGCGGAGGGTGTGGCTAGTAACAGATTTCAGTTCTGGCCTGGCACTAAATCAGCAGTGGTTACTGAGATCATTGTCTACCCGCGAATCAAGGACTTGCACTTCTTCCTTGCTGGCGGCGACCTAGATGAACTCAAGCAGATGCGACCATACATCGAGTCTTGGGGCAAGCAGTTGGGTTGCAGTCGAGTATCTCTTGCTGGCCGTCAGGGTTGGCAGAAGACGTTCTTAAAGGATGAGGGTTACGAACCTAAGTGGTTCATTTTGAGCAAGGAATTGATATGAGTCTAGGTGGCGGTGAAACACAAACCCCAGTTGCTGGTAGCAACAAATACGCGCAGATCATGGAGTTGATGCGCAAGCGCAATGCCATGAACCCACTGTCTTACACCGGCGGCTTTAATCCTTATGGATCAGCGACATCCGTCTCGGCTGCGCCATCAAGTTACTATGATGAGTTGATGCGTGAGCAGGCGTTGGCCAATCCCAATTCAAATCGTGGTGGCAGTTCGCGTGGTCAGATACAAGAATCTAGGTTCAACAGTGAAAGCCCAATGGCTGGTTCTGGACCATCAACCTTTATAGGTAATTTAGCACTTGGATTAGATGCTTATGGAAATGCACTTGGTGGATTTTTGCCTGGTGGATTCCTAGCCCAATATGCTTCTCAGGCAATGCTCCCATACGCAACTGTAAAAGAAGCAGAAGCTAACCAAAAACTCCTTGCTGGTTTGATTGCAGCAGACCCAACATACGGTGGAGGCGGTTATGGCACTCCAACATCGTCAGGTGGTTATGGAGTTACATCACCTACAGGAGCAGGCATTGCATCAAACTCAATGGGTAATGATGTAGCTACAGCACAAGGACAGCAATCCATGAATGCAGCGAATGCAGCGGCAGCAGCAAATCAAGCAATGACAGACGCTGCGAACGCGCAAGCAACAGCCAACGCAGTAGCGGCTGGTGGACTATCTTATTCTTCAGATTCTGAAGGTGGTCTTAGCCCATCAAGTGGCGGTGGTGGTGGTGGTGGCGGTGATACGGCCGGACGAGGAGAGCCTGGGAACCGAGGTGAGTGGGGACGTGGCGGTGGCTATGCCAAAGGCGGTCAGGTCACAATGGATCGCTTACAGGGTCCAAACCCAATGGGTCCCGATGATGGTTACGGAGGATTAGATTCCGGCGAGTTCGTCATCAACGCCAAGTCCGTTGGTAAGTACGGCATCGAGTTGATGAACGCCATCAACGCAGGCAAGATTTCAAAGGGCAAACTTCGCGGTTTGCTCGAAGCATAGGAGATACAAAATGTCAAAAGGCGGTTCCACAACATCAACCCAAACCATCGACCCGCAGTTAAAGGCTGCGTACCTTGAGAACTTGGGTCAGGCTAAGTCAGTCGCTACCGCACTTCCTGTACGGCAGTTTGCTGACTTCAACCCAATGTACATGGCGGGTGAAGAGCAGGTCGTTAACCAGTCCCTGACCCCGTTCAGTGGGCAGGACATCAACGCCTTCATGAACCCGTACCAGCAAGACGTAATCGACCGCAGCCTGGGCGACATTGAGACAAGCCGTCAGATGGCCGATCTCAGAGATCGTCAGGCTGCCACAGGCGCAAAAGCGTTTGGTGGTTCACGTCAAGGAGTGCAGGCTGCTCTTACTAACGCCTCTGCTCTCAAGCAGGCCGCTGATCTGTCTGCGAATATGCGTGAGCGTGGTTACGGTACAGCAGCGAACTTGGCTCAGTACGCTAGAGCGCAGAACATCCAAGGCGGTCAGAACGTGATGAACTTGGGCGGTGCGCGTCAGCAGTTGCTACAGAGTCAGATGGATGCGTTGCGCAACATCGGGAC